TTATAAAAGCTTGTGATTTATTGTGAATAAATATTATCTTAATGATTAGATTTAGTGAATATTAATGCATTTGTCATTATTCGGATTGGATTGACATTAGCCTATTTATAAAACACCAGCTAAATATATGAACATATGTTTGAGTCGCATAATTAGCATTATGTGAATTAGCTGTAACCCTTGTTATTACTTGCTTTCTTCCTTATTTACTACATGGCCCCCAATTATGATATTTAGACCATTGTGAGATACATTATCGGTTGATTCACCCAACATCAACCTCATTTTGTCAATCGTTATACCGGCTATAGTGGCCGCTTGAGCAGCAGAAGCGTCTTTAATTGTCTCCTTAATCCTTTGATTGGCTAATAAAACAATCTCTTTAGCTTCGTTTATGTATAACTCCCGAAACTCTTCCTTTTTATTAGTACGTAGTTCGGTTAATGTGCCATCATCTTCCCAATTCTTCTTCCACATCTTAATTGTTGATTCGCTAAGGTTTTCTTTCGATGCAATATCTTTAATTGGAGTATTAACAGCTAGTAAAACTTTAACTTTTTCCTTCATAGTATCATCCCATTTTTTTCCTTGAGCCATTAATAATCACCTTTCTTTATCCCAAATTGTAATCTTGTATTTAGATATTAATATATTGGTAAATTAAATCTTTTAATTAACTGTATAACAGAATAATTACTCTTAGTTGTAACAATAATTACTTTATTTATATTCAAACCATTATTTTCTGCAATAATATAATAATTAAACATTATCATTTTTATTAATTATATTTATTAACTTAATTAATTTTCTTTTTCCCAAATATACTTACTATATATATTACTTATATATAACAAGTAAAGATTTTTTAAAATTACTATTGACAACTATTGACACATTAATAAAGTATGCTAATATATATATATATATAGTAAATATAATATTATACAATGGGGATAACACCCACACGCCGCCCCGGAAAAAATAATTTTCAAAAATCTATTAACAGAAAGGGGGATTTATAATGGCCTCTCGCAAATTTACGACTTACCTAGAAGAATCGCAAATCGATTGGTTAAGGCAAACGGCTTTGAAAGAATCAAAATCCAGAGGTTATGAAGTTACAGCCGCACAACTGCTAAGAGAATTAATAGATAAAGAAAAACTCTCTCAGAAATGAGAGGGTTTCTTTTTTTGTCCTTTTCGTCGTATGTATCAAGCCATATTGCATATGATTTACAATTGTCTTGACATTCGGGATGTTTTCCGATGCAGTTTTCACAAGGGCAAGGTTTAGATTTCATGTTATCGCCTCAATCAATCGTGGTTATTAATATTTCAATTAACCCTTTTTCTTTGTCCCAAATGAATGACTGTGATTTGGCAATCGCTCCAACATAACCAGATTCATAATGCCAAGCATCGGTCCCAGTTATTGAAGAAAGATTTCGAACTATCACGCCATGTTCTTCCTTAACCTGTTCACTGTGATAATGCCCGCAATGCCACTCCCGGTATTTTGTCCGGCCCCACATTTCAGGAACTTCAACTTGCATATTACCAAAGATGCGCTTCTTTTCTTTGTCGCCGTGGGTGAATCCGATTAAACATTTGCCAAATTCAATATATTTTCGTGTTCTTGGGTCTGTATTAACTTTTACATTGTCGTCATTTCGAAACCAAGCATCGATATAATTAACAGCGTAGAACTCAGCCATTTTCGAGTGATTTCCAGGAACGAATATAACCTCTACTGGAGCTATTTTACTTAAAATATCAATGGCCTTAACCAATAATTCAGCGCCTTTAACAAATAATTTTTGCCATCTAACATCGTTGTCCTGTCTTGTTCCTGCTGTTGTTGTTCCTTCGATGGTGTCATAATTAAAAAAATCATTTCCAACAACAAAAACGATTTTCTCAAGTTTATATTTGTTTCTTTCTACAAAGTCATAAATTACACTCATAAAACGTTTTTCGGCTATCTTGTGGTCATAATTTTCTCCGGTTTCTGGTTTCCATGCCAATTTACCTAAATGTAAATCCGCTATTGATATTTCTGCCATCTTTCCAGTTTTCTCCGGTTGCCTCAATGGTATAACCGGACCATCATAACCAGCGGCAAATTCTTTCATCCCGTCCTGGATTATCCGGCGAATCTTATCGATAAAATATTCTTGCTTTCTGTATTCTTCAAGCTCTTTATATGCTTGTTCAATTTCTTTTTCCTGTAGTCGCTTGAAATATTTATCTTTCTTTTCAATTAGTGTTTCATCGACTAATTCTTCAGTATCTCTGTTTTGCAAATCCTCATCGATGTAAGGAATGTCATCGTGAGTTATGCCGAACGCTGTTTTAATTAAATAAATCTGTTGCCTAGTTAATTTTAATTCTCTTGATATCCCGTTAATGGTTAGTGAATTTTGGCCGCAATATAGCTTCTTAAAACGTCTTAATTCATCTTCAGAGATAATAACGTCTTGATTACTTCGTTCGGAGTATATATGATAATTATTGCCTATTTTATTATATTTGGGTTTAATTTCGTCTTTCCCGGTTTTTGTTTGGGTTCTTAGCTGATAAGCCCTGTTATTCACGCTTTGCCAACTTACTCCGCATTTATCTGCAATTGTCGCATAGTCAATACCCTGTTGTATCATTGGGTCGGCTATTTTCCACCATTCAGCCAATTTATTCACCCCTTAATTTTGTCACCCAAAAATAGGTTCGTTTTCGCTTGTAACCCTATTTGATATGCTAAGTTCAAATAAAAAAGCACTCTGTATTAACAAAGTGCTTTTTCGGGTTGGCAGACCCAAAAACTTAGCTAATATATTAACAGGCCGCCTTTAGCATTTAATCCCATCGGGAACCCGTTTGATTACTAAGGCAGATTTACGGGGACGAATCACAATTGATTCAATCTGCCTTTGGGAAGGTTTGGCTTTGACTTCTTGCCAGCCACATTCTTAAGCCTGGCCAAGGCTTGCTTGGTATCCCAGGGGTGGGATACAGAATAAGGGGTCTGATAAGACCGGACCAGCAGACTTCCGGTTCTTATCAGCTGGACGGAGAGGGGTGAATCCTACTACAAAGACTAGCTTTGGTTCGGATTCTTGACAATCAATCCTGCATTAATCCGAGTGGGGAAGTCTCGGAAATTGCTTTACCTAGCTTGCGCCAGGAGATTGATTTTGCTTTGAACTACAATCTCATGTTTTCATTATACTAGATTTTTTCGGCAAAAATCGGCAATGTTATGCAATCATAGTCAAAATTTTTTTGAATGCCGAATCCCTAATGTATCTGCAATTCCTATCAGAGATATACATTTTTCTACTTGTTTTAACCCATTTGCTTTTATAAATATATTTTTCCGTCACTATTTCCCGTTCTTCTTTTCCAAGGTTATCAAGTATTATCATTACTAGCAATTTATTATTTTTTAATCTTGCAATTTCCTGTTGCAACTCTTTGATTATTCCTTCGCCGCTTAACATATCCATGACTTTGTTTTCTGTTGGCCTTGATACATCAGTTCCAAATGGCATTCCATCGGACGCCGCCGCCTTTAATGTATCCTTTGACCTAAACGCCTTTAACAATTCTTCTTCTTTGTCGGTAATCCGTTTGTCAATCCCATTATATTCGTTAAACAATTCCTTTAAATCTTTTTCAGTTTTAATCCAGTTGTAAACTATAACCCAGTTTTCTTTAATCTCTCCATTGTGCATAATATTGCCGGGTTCCTTGTGATAAAGTATTTCATGGAGATATTCATTGATGAATTTCTTTTCTTTGCAATCATACAACCTAGCCTGTCCGAATATGCTCATTTTTTTCCTCCTTGTTCTTCTTCTTTAGCAGTCGCGTAAAACATTTTTGTTTTCTCGGCTTCTTCCGGTATTACTTTATCGAACCACTTTTTCCCACACTCTGCACTGCAAACAAGGGCATATCTCAAAATGTGATTCAATTCCATCCATTTATCAGGCTTTCCAATTTTGTTATACTTTTTTCCACAAACATCACAAGTGTATGTAATCATTTGCTCAACTTCCTTTTCAGTTTGTAAATTATCAAAATCCCATGACCTGTACAACTTAAACCAATCTTCTGCTCTCATAGTAACCAACCAATCGCAATTATTTTTTCGGTGGGCCACTATTGGGACTTGTCCTTTGGAATCTCTGACCGATTGACATATAGCGTCATAAATATTTAGCTTTTCGACTCTCTTGACCTCAATATGTACTCCCGGCAACCCTATGACGTCATCGCCATCTAAGCCATTATATTGGCATCCCCTGCGGCAATTATATCCGTTATCATTGCAAACTTTAGCCCATTCGCGTTCGCCGCGTTTTCCCTTGTCTCGGCTATTGGTCATCATCTCGCCTCCAATTCTTCTTTAATGTCGCATCTGATTTTTGCGCATTCATTGCCGTCCAACCAATTACATTTACGACAAACATTTTCAATCAACAATTTATTTAACCTTATTATTTTTTTCTTCAACCCTTCGCAATCTCCGACCGTTGTACACTTTTCGCAATCCATTGCCAAACATTCTTTTAAGTCGGTCATCTCTTTTAAATCTCCTTTCTACCAATACTTTTGTAATGGTCACGCGTTTTTGCATGATTTACCTTACTTCCTCTGACAACTTGCACAGCAGATCCATTTGCTTCAAAAGGTGTTTCTCTGCTTCTTCATCTCGCCTTTTGCCGTTCGTTATTGCAATATAACTTGATACTACTTCAGGTAGTTTGGATAATGCTGCAAGTTGTCTATTTTTCTCTTTTAACTTTGCTCTGGCAATTTCGAGTTTTTGTTTTAATGCTCCGTTTCTGATTTGTAGCGTTCTGATTGTGTCTGACATGGTTTTGCTCCTTTCTTTAATTGAATAAATCTAGATTTTGATTTGTGGAAAGAAAAGTATAATTTTCCTGTTGGGCCAAATCTATTTTTGGCAATAATCAATTCGGTTTCAGATGGGTCATTATTAACTGGATATTTATTTGGGTTGTAATAATCATCACGGTATAAAAACATTACTGTTGCGCCGTCTTGTTCTAGTGTTCCAGAATCCCTTAAATCCGAAAGTATTGGTCTTTTATCTTCCCTTCGTTCAACTTCGCGGCTTAATTGAGATAAAGCGAGAACCGGAATATTTAATTCCTTGGCTAATCCTTGCAAGATGCCGCTTGTTTCCCCGACCTCATTGTTTTTGTCTCTCCTTGATTCGGCTTTCATAATTTGAAGATAATCAACAATTACCAATGCCAAATCAGGATTAATACTTTTAAATCTTCTTACTCTAACCGCTATTTCGGATGCCTTTGAACGGTGGGAATCATCCAAATATAGCTTTGATTCATAAAGTTCATTGCTTGCTATCGCTAAGTTTTTCCATTCACCAGAACTCATTTTTGCAACATCTTGCAATTTCCATGATTCGAGACCGGCTTGTTCTGCCATTAATTTCTCAATCAATTGTTCGTTTGTCATTTCAAGAGATATAAACAAAACTGGTTTTTTAAAATTCATCGACACATTAGAAGCGATATTCAAGGCCAATGTCGTTTTGCCCATTGCGGGCCGTGCCGCTAAAATATGTAAATTGCCTTTCCTTAAACCGCCAACCTTAATGTCAAATTCATTGAACCCAGTAGCCAAACCGACAATGCCATTGTTGTTTTTGCGTTCTTCAATCTTCTGGAAAACTTCAATTGCCTTATCTTTAACATGAATAATTTCATTTTTCTGATTGCTAGCCAACAACATCGAATCATCAATCATGCTCTGACTAATCAATTCAAAAGGGTCTTCTTCATCTTCCAATTTTCTAACTAATTCTTGGCATTGAACGGCTTTTTGACGAGCTATTGATTTTTGTTTTAAAATTTTGCAATAAGAAGCAACATTTTTATAATTGGGAGCTTTGTTTGAAAGTTCGATTAAATACTGCCGGCCGCCAACTTTTTCGAGATAATCTCCTAATTCGCTTATTACGGTTATGATGTCAACTGATGAACCATTTGAAATTAGCCGGCATAATGTCTCCCAAATTACTCTGTGTTTTTCCTGATAGAAATCAATCGAATTAATGATTCCCTGCACTTCGACAACTGTTGGTTTTCCGCCAATAAAGCAGCATCCTAAAACGCTTTGCTCCGCTTCAATATTGATTAATTTTGTTATATCAATTGGTATCATAAATCAGCGTACCTTCCTTGTTCAGATTCATTTTGTTTATTGTTCTTTCTTTCCCAGTTAAGGATTGTTAGATAATCACTCGCATATTTTTTCCCTGTAGACCCTTTGTAAAGATTTAGCCTCTCAATTCTTTCTTTGGTTCCGACTTCTCCAAACTGTCCAATTAATTTTTGATATTCTGTTGAAGTCATCTTCACAAATTCCGCATAATATATTTTCTTTTCATTCTTTAATTCTTTACATTCTTGTTTGTGTACATTCTGTTGTACATTCTGTTGTACACTGTTTGTACATTCTGTTGTACAGTCACCTTGATAAAGCTCATAATTGACAATGGTTATACTTGTATATTTTGTTGTACATTTTTGCGTTAACATTTTTTCATTTTCTAGAGTCGTTAAAAACTTTTTTGTTGTAGTCCGATGCCATCCCCAACGTTCTGAAAGTTTTAAAATAGATGTTATAAATTCTCCCCTTTTGATTGTGATTATATTGCCATCAACCAAAATTTTATTTCCATTGTGATTGGCAGACAGCAATAAATCCAACCACGCCTCAAGGGGTGAATATTTTTTGTTGTTGGGCCACAATCCATTAGTCCTTATTTTCCTGTGTAATTTAATCCACCCCTGTTCAGACATCTACTCACCACCACTCAACTCAATTTCTGCTTTCTTGATGAAAAAGTCATATAATGCCTTGGTTAAAATTTCCTTATCTTTATCATTACAATTAGCGTGTATGTATGAATTACATACCATTTCAAGAGCTTTTTCTAATACTATATTACTTGCCATTTACTCACCTACTCTCCTTCCCCCAACTCCACCCCTCGTATAAGGGGCAGAATTGGGTATAAATTATCAAGAAACACAATTAAAACGATTCTAGGGGCAATTTTGGGCGTTTGGTGACGTTATATGATTACAGTTCTAAATCGTCCAGATTGATTCCGCGGAAAGCGGATGG